TGATGAAGGGGGCAAGGCTGCCGCCGTAAGACAATAGCTCTGCTTCGCTCTCGGGATAGAGGACTGTCCAAATGCGTGTGCTGTAGCCGCGCTTTTGAAGGACGTTGTAGAGGCTTGCCTCGTTCTGCGGCGTGCCGAGGTAGATGATTTGTCCACCGGGCTTTAGGATGGCATCGTACTCTTTGACAGCCTCGGAGAGTTTGTCGCGTTGGAGCTGTGTTCCGCTGTTCTTCGGCACCTCTACGTCATCGCTGATGAGCAGGTCGGCGCGTGTACCTGTGATCTGTCCTGTGATGCCGACGGACTTGACGCTCGGGGAGATGTCTGCCTGTGCCCCGCCGACGTTGAAGATGTTCTGTGTGTCAAGCTGTGTTTTGTCGGCTTTCATGTCGGCGAGAAAAGGCAGTGTGCGGATGATGCTCTTGATGAAGCGTGCGTTGTCGTCGGCTCTGTCCTTAGAGGCTGAGATGATAAGCACCTTCAAATCGCGGTTCTGCCACAGCCGCCATACGGCGTACGCACATGTCAGGAAGCTCTTGGCGACGCCGCGAAAACCTTGGATGACGACGCGGTCGCTGGGTGGCTTCTGCAGGTACTGTGCAATGTCCACCTGTATGGGCGTGGGGTCAGGCAGTCCGATGCTTTTCCATACGATGTAAACGAAAGCCCAGAAGTGTTTCTGAGCTTTTGCCACATCTGCGTCCGACCAGTTCAATGGATGACCTCAGCACTGTTTACAAGATCGGGAATGCTGTCCATGTTGCGGACGATGGTCTCCACGCCCTCGGTCTCAGTGGTGGTGATGAAGTCGTTGTCTTTGAGGAACTGGCGCACCTTGGCGAGGAAGGCGGGATTCTTACGCATCTCAGGGTCATTCAGTCCCTCGATGAGCGCGTTCGCTTCCTGCTGGGCAAGGGTATCAATGAGTTCCTGCGGAAGTTTGATTCCTGCCATGTTGTTTGTCTCCTTTTCTAGATAGCAGTTTGAATGCCGGACATGGATGAGGATGGAGCAGCCACTCACACGGAATCTGTATTAGAAACTCCTCACATCCACTACATCCTTCGCCGTGCACCCGATAAGCACAAATACTGCATTCCCCTAGGTTCAAAAATGAGCCTTCCACTGCACCTCACCTCCATTGACCTTGTTGTCTTTCAGATCATAGTGCAGTTCTAAGACAACAGAGCGGTCTTTCTTATAGTTCCGCTGAAGGCTGATGGGGATGTAGGCTTTATCAGCGTGGACGCCTACACCTACTCCCAGTTCCCAGTTGCGGTAGGTGTTGATCTTGTAGATTCCGACGGGAACGTCTTTGTTCTCCGGCTGCTCTGCAACAACGGTTTTGTCTGCATTCGCGAGGGCTTCAGGAGGGAGCGTGGTGTCGCCTCTGGCGAGCTTTTGCTGCACGGTATGGGCAACGCTTTGCCCTTCTTTTGCCGTCTCGTGATAGACGGTCTGTGGACGTTTTGCGGCGGTCTGTGCATCACGAATCTGCTCTGCTGCAAGCTCTGCGTTGGGCTTGTTCAAGTGCAGCTCGTTCTGCAGGACGTTGGTGTCGGTCGCCTCCTCTGCGGTGAGGACGGGCGGCTCTTTCGGCTCCTGTGTGTCTCCCCTCATGAAGTGAGCACAGCCGTAAAAACAACAAACAAACAGGACGGAGATGACAAAAACAAAAAGAGCATCCGAATGGATGCCCTTCTTTACTGTCTGCCATCCCTTACGCATAAAGGATGTTGGCGTCAAAGCTCTTTCCTCCAATCTGTGCACTGTCAGTGTACTGCCACATATAGCCCTTGATGTCATCGCTGCTGCCCCACTGGGCATTCCAGACGGCACAGCCAAGGGATTTCCAGTCGATGTAGTTTTCGAGCCAATAGAGGCTTGCGTAGATGCCGCAGTCAAGTCCGATGGTCTCGCGGAATGCGCGGCACATCTCGGTCATCTCGGCGGGGTCAAAGGCGAAGCCTCGGCGTGCCTTGTAGCCGTCCGCGTCCTCCATGTCGTAGAATACGGGGAGTTCGAGGAGGACACCAGAACGGTCGATGACGCTGCGGCAGTGCTCTGCCTCCTCGCGTGCCTGAGACACATTCAGTCCATAGCCGTAGTGGTACGCGCCGCAGGTCATGCCGACGGCGTGTGCGCCTTCGACGTTCCTCTGAAATTCCTCGTCAATGCCCGTGCGCCCGTAGGAGCTGCGCACGATGGCGAAGTCGTATCCCGCCGCGCGGACGGCGTTCCAGTTGACGCGTCCGTTGTTCTCGGATACGTCGATGCCGCGTTTGAAGCTGTTCATTTCTTTTTGTCTCCCTTCTTGCTGATGTTCTTTTCGTCTGCTATCTGTTTGATCTTGCTGCGCAGAAATGCAGGGATGATGTAGCCGAAGCCCATGCGGTCGATGTTCTCGATGAGGCTGAGGACTTCGATGATGGCAAAGCCCGCAATCACCATGTTGCGGAAGAGGTCAATGTGTGTCGCATGGTCGAGCAGGACACCGATGTAGACGCACAGGAGGATGCCCGCTTTCTTGAAGAGCCCCTTTGCACCGATGGAGCTAGAGAGGCGCTGCAAGCGAATGCTTGCGCCGATGCCTGTGAGTACGTCGAGTATCATGAGGATGGCGAGGGCTTCGATGGATGCGTCGATGCCGCCGAGGATGTGCCCGAGGCATGCGAAGGTGATGCCGAAGATACATCCTGTGGTGATCTCGGTCTCTGTCCAGAGAGAAGTGATGGTTTCGTAAAGGTTGTTCATAGGCTGTTTGTCTCCTTGTTATGAAAGTTGATATTTAACACCATATATGTTTGTGATATAACCTGAACTAGCATTGGGCACCATTGCTTTATTTCCATCCCTTATGACGTTGAGTATAGCAACATCATTCACGTCACTAAATCTCCATGGTTTTAAAGTAGCCTGATTCCAAAGCCAATAAGGAATGAAGAACTGCCCCATGTAGGTAGTATTGGAATCTATCCATTCGAATAGGTAGGCATCAAAAATTCGAGGAACCAAAGGAATCCAAGTTCCCTTTGTATAGATTTTCACGCCGTTCAGCACCTCTGTTAGTGCCCCCTGTGCCACTGCATTTTCTAGGTAGGCATTCGGGTGCAAGGCTTTTTCTGTGGCGTTCCTTATAAATGCCCAAAACTCCGAGCTCATCTTTAAAGGGTTTATACTCTGATCGGCAATCTTCGCCCCGGTGACTGCCCCGTCGGCGATGTGCTTGGTCTCGACCAGTCCTTCCAGTCCTGCGGAGGCGGCTGCCTTCTTGGCACTCTCGGCTGCTTGCCGTGTAAAGTCCTTGACAATGCCGACGTAGGAAAAGGCTTCGGAGGCTTCGTGTTCACTCTTCTGGGCGCTCTGCGCTGCGGCGGACGCGGAGGCGGCAGCGGCATCGGCGTGCTCCTGTGCCTTGGTTACGTGTTGTGCGGCACGCTGCTCTTCGGCAATCACGCCTTTATACATGCTGTCCACGATGATCTTGTTGTTGCTGATCTCTTGGCGGATGATGTCCTGTGCGTTGAGGTCACGGCGAATTCCCTCTGCTGCGCTCGTCACGCGGCTCTCTGCCAAGCGGACGTTTGTCGCCTTCTCTGTGACACTCTGTTCGATGCGCTGCATTTCGTCCTGCTTTGCAACGCCAACGCTGTTCAGGTAGCCGAGGGTCACTGCATCGCCCTCGTCGCTCGGGGACAGAAGGTTCTTGATACGCTTGCCGCGTGCCTCCCACCCATCTGCATCGGCGAATATGCCGCTGAGGTAGAGACGATCGCTCTGCTCCTCGGCGACGTGGAGGAGCTGTATGCTCATCTTGTCAAGTTCGGAGGCGAGGAGGATGCTTCCGTCGTTGAAGTCCACAAGGCTGCCTGTGGGGGTCTGACGGTAGATGCAGAGGATGTCCTCGGTTCTTCCCTCGGTATGGAGGCTGAGGGTCTGCCCGTCGATGCTGTAGTCACGGTTGTATTCGAGCGGTGTGGATGTGCTGCCGCGCTCATACCGTGCCTTTACAAACTGTTTGCTGAGGTATGGGAAGGGGAAGGTGTAGACCTTCTTCCCTCCCTTCTGAAATATGGTTGCTTTATAGTCCATAGGTTCTCCTTTATGGGTGCTTCGGGCGCTTCACGGGGTAGCCGCTGCCGCCGATGACATGGTCGATGTAGGTCATGAAGGGAATGAAGTTGGGGATGGGCAGAAGTTTGTAGAAGGCACGGATGTCCTTCTGTGCAGCGTCTCCGTCGATGAGGTGCCCCATCGCCATTGCTGCGCTGTAGGGAATGCCGAACATCTCCTTGACAGCGGGGAGCTGAGACACAAAATCTCCTGCGATGTCGGAATCGCTGCGCTCTTTCTTGCGTGCATCCTGTCTGTCAACGGTGGTGCGGGTGGTCGGTGCACCGAATGCGGCTTCGTAGAGGTCGTTGCCGAAGGAAGCGGGGGCGCTGAATGCCGAGCGGGTGGCGGCGACACGAAGGAGCTGCCAGTCATCGAACATTCTCTTCAGGTAGTCGTTCGCCCCTGTGACATCGCCAAGCGCATACATACCCGCTGCCTTTGCCCCGATGCGTAGTGCATAGGCTGCTGTGTTGGTGGCGATGGACATGCCTAAGGCGATGGCATCGTCCAGTTCCCGCGTGGTGAGGACGCGCATGGTCTGGGCGTTGAGTGCTCTGAGGTTGTAGTCTTTGAACTGAAAGAGCATCCGCGTGAACCAGTTCGCATTCTTGAGGAAGTTCTTGTTGCCCTGCCGCATGCCTGAGATAATGGCACGCTGCGCCTGTGTCTCTCCCATACCGTAGAATGTCCAGTAACTCTCGGGGTCGTTTTTCATCCATCCTTGCATGTCAAGGCGAATGATGCGCCTTTCGCTGTCACGCTCCACGGCTGCGTTCAAGTTGTCCTTGATGCGCTGTGCCATGTCCTCGGAAACGTGGGAGGCTTTCAGCTTTGCCGCCGAAAAGGGGTTGCGGAAGCTGTTGAATGTCTTTCCCGCCGCCCAATCGACGGCATCCACGAGGTAGCTTGCCCGCATGTCGCGGTACATGGAATCAGTCATCTTGGGGAGCATGTTGAGGGTACTGGTGATTTTGCCAAGGCGTTGCACGATGTCGGAGGCGGTGATGATGCCTTTGTTGAGGACACTGTTTTTCTCGGTGAGCAGGTCGCGCACTACACGGTCCCCATAGCCGACGGTCCATGTCTCTGCCTCAACGGCACGCCCGAACATGTAGTTCTCTGCGTCACGATACGCCTGTGCCGTGACTTTGCCGTGCTGTATGTCCTGCACGAGGCTGCGCAGCATGGGGACTGCTCCAAAGATACGCGCCGCGCCGCCGTAGGCGATTGCCCCGCCGATCTCCCCGAGCTGGGAAAAGCCCATGTTCGCACCGTTCCGTGCGTAGGAGGTGTTGAGGCCGAGACGCATGAGTGCTCCCCATCGCCCCATGACATCCTCACGCGGGCGCTGTCCGCGCAGTTCGCGGAGGGATTCTTCAATCTTGGCATAGTCGTTGATGGTGTTTGCGTTGGCATCGCCATGTGCTGCGCTCATTTCGAGTTCGCCCTTGATCTTGGAGAGTGCATCCTGCAGGTTCTTCTCTGTGCCGAATACGTTCTTCACGGCGATCTCGCCCGCGAACCGCTGCATGTTCTTCTGCATGATGCTGTCGAGGTCGTAGCTCCGCAGGTGTTCATCAAAGGAGAATTCAAACTCGTTCGGGGTTCCCCTGTTGAATTTCATAACGCCGGATGTGTCCATCGGGATTCGGGTCTGCAGGAAGCTGAGCTTCCCAAGCTCCCCGATGTTCCCGCGTGCGATTGGGTCGAGGTCGGTGTAGAGGGCGTGCTCTACGGCGGCGGGGATACGATCTTCCAACCAGTTCTCTATTGTGTCATCCCCGAACTTCTCATCAATGAGGGGCTCAGGGTCAAGTCCGCGTGCTTCCCGTGCTGCATTTTTCTTCTCAATGCGGGCATTCTTCATGTTGATCTCCCGCTCGATCTTGGCGCGGATGACATCGCGGTCAGCAAAGGTGCGGTAGTATTCTGCGAGGTCGCTCTTGGCGGCTTCGGCTGTGTTGTACCGCGCGAGGAAGCGATGGCGGGCATCCATGTCTACCATGCGCCAGAGTTCGTGATCGACTTCGTACCAGTCATCTGCGATGAGATTGTCACTGGTGCTGCCAAACATCTTGGCAGAGTTCCTCCCAAGTTCGATTTGCTCCTCACGGAAGCGTCGAATACATTCGGCTGCCTCTTCAACTTCGGGCGGGACATCACCCAAGACACAAGCCTTGTTGCTTCCGTATTTGGCGTTGTAGTGCATCTGCACCATCTTGTCAAAGCCGAGCTGGGCACTGCGGGCGGGAATGTGTTTGTGTTCCCTCACCCACTTCCACCGAGCGTCTGCCATATCGAGGTAGGGAACGCTGAGACGGCGCACGAGTGCCTCTTTCTGCTCCTCGGCGGTGAGTGTCTTGACATACCCCATGCCGCGCCCGCGTGCATCTGCAAAGAGCTGCGGGGCGTACTTCCGTGCGGTGTTGCTCATGGAGTTCAGCATCAGACCAAAGGGGGTTGCCGCGAAACGGCTGTTGTCCATCCACCTGCCGAGGCCACGTAGGAAGGAAGGCAGCCCCTTCTGTGTGTCTTTGGTGATCTCGGGTTCGAGTGTGTAGATGTCCTCCCAGAGGTGCGGGTTCAAAAGATTATCGCGTGAGAAGCGCATCCCGGCAAAGGCGGTGGAACCATCCTCGTTGTAGTAGAATCCATCCTCTGCCCGCCGCTGCTCGACAGACTGCTTGCGAAGGATGTTCTGGATGTCCTCTTGCGTGAATTTTGCATGGTAGCCCTGCCGTCCGAGTGCTCTGTTGAATATGCCTTTGAGTTTGGAGGTGAGCCCGTCGGGCAGTGCTCCGTCCTCGACGGCGTGAGCAAAAACTTCTTCGGGGTCTTGGGTATCGTATTTGCGTCGTATCTGGTTGAAGATGTGTCCGTCCTTGTTCATTGCCTGTTTGACCTGATTCATGAGAGACACATATTCCTTTTTGCCGATGCTCTGGAAGAGCCCTGCGTGTACGGCAAATTCGTGGGCAAAGAGGGATTCGACCTGTGCGCCATCCTTTATATTGTCGGTGATGAGGACGGCATAGTCCTCGTTCGGGACATAGAAGGCTTTGGTGTCTTTCGGAAGGTCAATTCCTGCGATGCGTGAGACGGCGACGCGCACCTTCTCATACGGGGCGGCGATGACGCGCCCGTTCTTCTCGAAGTTGTCATAGACATCAGAGCCGAGCCGCTTGCCGAAGGAGGGGTCATGCAGCTCCCTCATGTGTGCGATGGTCTCGCTCCTGATCTTGTCGGCGGTCTCCCCCACTGCCTCGCGATAGGCTGTTGTCTCGGCGCGGTCGGCGATGGCGGCGACTTCATCGCTGAGGGTATTGCGCATGCTGCCTCTGGCAAATGCCTTGCCCAGTCCATAGCCCGCCACGGAAAGTACGGTGCCCGCAAGCATGGCAGCGGCGGCATCAAAGGCGTAGTTCTGTTTCTCGCCGCTGAAACTCTCTTTGAGGTAGTCGTTGACGAGTACACTGCCGGAGAGAGGTGCGCTGCGCTTTGCCAGTTCATAGCCTGTCCGTGCGGCGATGGAGGCGATCTCACTTGCCTTTGCAGGGTTCAGGAGTGCGCTGCCGAGCCGCCCTATGAGCATACTGCTCTTTACTGCCCCTCCCATCGGTACAAGGTTCAGGGGGTCGATGAGGTAACCCGCAACACCCGCACCCCCCACCATGATCTTTGCGAGGATGCCGTCATTCTGCTCTTTCCACTTGTCAATCATTGCTTTGCGGTTTTTCTCTACGAGCTTCTGATTGACAAGCCACTGAATTTCCTGACGGTCACGCCCGTTGAGGAGGACAAATCGCTGTGCGTCCTTGTCTCCTGAGAGGGACTGCTGTACGAAATCCACATCCTCCTGTGTGACGGGGTCTTTCTTCTCGTACCACATCTTGCCGCTGTGCGTGATGCCGCCCCACACGTATTCAAGGGTGCGGGCAAGTCCGCTCTCGGTGAGGGAATCCCAAAAGTTCTCAGCGGAGGCACGCAGGGTTCCAACGTCCTCCACTGCGTCGTCGTAGCCGTCGTCGTAATCACTGCGCTCGGGTGTGGGGTCACCGTACATGATGCCGTGGGACGCCTCTGCATGGAGGGGGGCGAGGAGGCCAAGCACGGAGCCCGTATAGGATGCACGTCCCTCACCGCTGAACATGTTTAGATAGCGATATGCTTCGTCGATGCGGTGTTGGCGGTTGGCGTATTTCTCTAAAGGGGCTTCAAAGTCATCGCACCATCCGTTCGTCAGGGCTTCGAGGCCGCCCTCATTATTAAGGAGATTGACCCATGCGTAGCGGCGTGCACCCCCTTCGCTGATTTCATTCTTGAAATGCTGAAGCTGTGTGTCAAGGTTCGCAGGGTCGCCGCCGAGGGCTTCGAGGGCTGTGCGTCTGTCATATGTCCACTGGGCAAAGCCGAAGCTGCCCTCTCCGTCGAAGGATTCGGTGCCTGTCTCGAAGCCGCTTTCCTGTGAGACGTTGCCCATGATGGCGGCGGCACGGAGGTCATCCAATCCGAGGTCGTACTTGAGCCAGTCCCAGATGATGCGGGCGTTCTGTTCGTTTGCCATATAGGCTCCTTTCTAGTCAATATAGGGGTCGGCTTCGTAGCCCGTCCATGCGGAACCGTCATCGTAGCTGTCACTGTTGTTCCACTGCGGGATGCGGCGCTGCTCGTTGATGTCATCGGCGCTCAGCGGGACATCCGAGGCGCTTTCTGCAGCTGCATCGTCGTTCTTGTAAATCTCACGCGCTTTGCTGCGCAGCTGATTCGTTGTGATCTGCTTCGTCCTGCCGAGGCTGTTGCATGTGAAGGTAAAGACACCTGTGATGGGGTTGTAGCCAATGGTGGTTCCCTCGTAGTCGCTGGTATCTCCTCCCGTGCAGGTGCTGTAGATGAAGGAATCCATTGCCTTCCGGAAGTAGTGTCCGTCGCTGTCCGTGTTCATGTTTGCGTACGCGGTGCGCGGAAAGACACCCCAATGGTAGGTCTCGTAGTTGTCCCGCACGCAGTCGTTGACGAGGCTCTGCGCCCGTTCGGGGTCAATTCCCGCATCCAGAGCGGTTGTCCAGAGGCGGCGCATGTCGGAGGCAACGAACTGGTTGCATGATTTGCCGAAGTCTGCCCAATCCTTCCCACCGCCCGCATGGGGCACGCTGTCGATGGTAAAGCCAAGCATGTTGTCTTTGGCTGCTGCCTCGTTCGCACTGTGTACGTCGGGGCTTTGCTTTCTGGTCTGGTTGCTGAGGGCATAGAGGCGCAGGGCTTCGTTATAGCCTTCGTCCCCGCCGCCGTAAGCGATGCTGAGGGTTTTGAGCGTATAGGCCTCGCGGGCAAGGTCACCGCCAAAGGTGTTCGCGACGGCGTTCGGGTTGGTGATGCACGCGTCCACAAGGGACTGTACAAAGGGGTCACTTCCGATGTTTACACCACCGTCGTCACTCGGAAGGATGGAGCTGAGGACATTCGCCATCGAAGTACTGACGCTGCCCCGAAGGGCATTCATCTGCGGCATATCCATGAGGCGGTATGCTTGCTGCCAGTCCCCATTCCGTACAAAGTTTTGAAGGAGCGGGGTGGCGACGCTGTAGAGCGCTTCCTTGTCGATGGTGTAGGCGTTAATGGGCATTCCGTAAACCATGTCCGATTCCTGCAGCCATGCGCTGATGATGTCTGAGACTGCCTGTGTATCGGTGACCTTGCTGCTGCCTCCGCTGCGCCGCCCCCGTCCTGCGGCCCGCTGACGCTGACGGGCGGCACGCTCAGCTTCGCGCCGTTTCTGCTCGATGCCGCTTTCGATGGAGGGGATGAGCGCGTTGTGCTCCCGTGCCCACACAGGATTGCTGTGCTCGCTCGCGGCGACTTCTGCCATGGCTTCCTTCAGTGTGCCGTTCTTGATGTGGTTCTGAACCCAATCGTATTTCTCTTGGGTGTGGAACTGGGCATGGTATTCATCTGCCATGTTCTTCAGCGTTGCCATCGGCAGGAGACTGGCGGCGGTCTGCCGCGTGCCGTCAAGGTTTGTCTGGATGGTGACATTCTCCATCATTTGTGCAAGGCGCTCTCCGTCGATGTAGCCGAGTTTGATGAAGTCCTCGGCGAAGTCCTGTAGAAGTTTGGCACGGTACTGCGCGGGCAGTCCCATGAGGCGTACGTTGTTGAAGATTTCCTGCACGCGCTTGGTGGTGCGTCCGTTCTCTGCGAGGAGCTCGGGGGCGTTCTTGATGGTCTCACTGAGTTCGGACTGGACGGCGGCCATCGTGGTGGTGACTTCGTTCTCGTAGTTCTTCTTCTCCCACGCCGCCATGAGGCTGCCCATGTTGACAAGCTGGTTCTCATTGAATCCTGCGGAAAAGGCGGTCATATTGACGGGGGCGCTGTCCCCTTCGAGGTTGGCCTTTTGCCAGTCCTTCGCAAACTGGTTGTATCGGTTGGCTTCCTCCTGCGCGGTGCGGGCAGGGGTCAGGGCATACTTCTCGTCATATTGGTTCTTCATGACGGTAGACAAAAAGCCGCCGCGAAGGCGTTCGGCATGTGCCTTGAAATACGGGTTGCTGAGAGCATCGGCATAGCCCTCCTGCTGCGCGGCGTCAATGGCGTTGAGTTTGCGGATGTCCGCTTCGCTCTCGCCCTCGATCATGCGTTGTGCCTCGATGCTGCCGCTGTCGTTCAGGTAGCTTTCGTGAGAGCTGCGGTAACTCGAAAGGGCGGCACTGAGCTGCATGAGGCTCTGACTGAGCATTTCGCTGCGGCTGACTGAGGCAGAGATGGTGACGGGTGATACTCCTGCGTATCGTCCGACATAGCCCGCGTCGGGCTGCGGGGTGAATTGGCGCTGCGTGCCGAGCGCCCCTGAGATTGCTGTTGGCACAAGTGTCCTCCTTTAGAAGTAGTTTGTCATTTGTTTGTCTTGGGTGAATGGGTTCGGTACGTCGAAGGTGAATTTCTTCTGTTTCGTGTCAATGTCGCCGAGGAGACTGCTGAACTGGAAGGGCTGATAGGATGCCTTGAATACCTTGTCCGCTGTATCCCACGCAAAATGGACGCCGCCGCGCAGCGCGGCAGAGGATGCCTTTTTGTCGGGGATTCCTGCCTGAAGGCGCATGAGTTTCAGCTTCTCCTCTTCCTGCTTCCCGCCGAGGTAGGCGGTGCCGAGGTTCAGCAGTGTGCCGAAGATGGAGGGCTTCTGTACTTCGCGGATGCTGCGTATCTGGGCGCGGGTGTTCAGGAGGGTGGTCTCCTTGTTCAGGTCGATCTCGTTGCTTCTCTTTTGGTAGTTGTCCTTGACGCTTGTCACGGCGCGGTGTACGTCGGCGGCGCCGCTGCGCATGAGCATCCGTGCGGTGCGCCCCCCGCCCTGCAGTCCCTCATGCACGGCTGCATCCACGGAGGAGGTAAGTCTCCTGCCTTGGAGCTGTGTGCGTTCCAGCTCTGCAACGGTCGCTTCGAATATGTCGCGGCGTTCCTGCTCTAGGTTCTGCAAGCTGTAGTTCATGGAAGTCACCATGCTGCGGGCGGTTTCGGCGTTTGCTCTGCCCTGCGCTTCGAGGGCTTTGTTCTGGCTGTAGATGCCGAAGGCACTGCTCGCCATCGTGAGTGCCATCATTGTTCCCATAATCACACTCCTCTCGTTCGTGGGACGTAGCTGCCCTTCCACAGGAAGCCGATGAGGGCAACGGGCATCGGAAGGTCTGAGGTGATGCAGATATCACAGGCGGTGTTCTCACTCTGCACGGGGATGCGGAAGGTGCCCGTGTCGAACTGTACGCTGCCGAATACCATGCGTCCGATTTCTTTGTTGGTATAGGTATATGTATAGGTATGGCTGTGACTGCGCACGGTCGCGACGAATGCCCCTGTGTCTGCATAGTTCATCTCGATGCTGCGTATCTGCAGTCGTCCGTTGGTATGTACTTTGACGCCGCCCTTTGCATCCTCCTGCCGTATGTAGAGGGGGCTGAGCTTGATGTGGAAGCGGTACGGAACGCCAAGGATGACGGGTTCACCTGTGCGGTCACCTTCAATGCGAAGTTTGCACCCGTCCACAAGAGAGCGCTGCGGGATATTCTCGTATTTCCCGTCCCGCAGGACATACGCAAAGGCAGGGGTATCTGCAAGGCTGTTGCGTCCGTACTCCTGCCGCAGGTCGTACTCGGTGTAGTTGTAGGTGGGGTTGTAGACACCGTGACGGGCACGCTGCTTGCTGTCGAGGTAGACGCGGTACGGCTCTTCGCGGGGGAAGTCACGGGTGTCTGCCGTGAAGTCCATCTTCTCCAAGACGTGCTTGTCATCACGGTTGAGCAAGACATACAAGGTGGAAGATATGAAGAAGGCTCCGTAGATGCTGCCACCCATGTCCCAGCGCGACCACGAGGCCTGTACGCGCTGCTCATTAAGGAAGAGGTATTTGTAGACGTAGATGCTGTTTTTGTCTCCCTCGGTCAGGAAGAGCATCAGTCCCTCGTTGGTGCTCACGACCATCTGATAGACGCCGTTGGGGATGTAGCTTGCCACATGACTGGTGATGTCCTGTGCGTTCTTCTCCTCGGAGACCTGCTGCACGCTGTAATACTCTTTAATGCTGGTGAACTGAGCACGTTCCGTTGGGAAGTAGAGGTTCTTGCCCGCTGTGACGGGACGACAGTCAGGGGAGGCGCTGAAGCCTGTGACCTCTACGAGGGCGCAGTTCTTCGGAGAGAGGACGGTATCGGAGGAGAGCATGAACTGGGTGCTGTCCGAGAAGCAGTAAAGGCTCTGGTTGAAGGGAACGGCATAGTTGAGAATGTTGATGCGCGTGGTGGTGGTTGGCACGTCGATGCAGTCGGTGTCAAGGATGTCGTTCGCGGTTGTCATCCAGAAGTTGAAGTATTCGGCACTCTCGGAGAGGATGATGTTCTCTCCCGACAAAAAGCCGAGACGGTTGCGGTAAAAGAAGATGTCGGAGAGGGTATTGCCCACGAAGGATGGCGGGGGGTTGCTGTCGTCATCCCCTGCCTCACGCCTCCCCCATTCCTTGCGGCAGAAGGTGAAGCTGCCGTCTCCGTTGCGCACGAGTGCGTGGGGCATGGTGGCAGGGTCGAGCTCCATAGGGCTGTCGGGGACGGCGCACTCTTTCCAGAGCCCGTCCGCACTGCTGTAAGCTACGTAGTAGCTCCCTGCACCACCCTTGGGGTCGCCCGCAACTTTGACAACATAGCCGTCAGGGGCGTTCTCGGGCAGAAGGCTGAATTTCTGGATGTTGCCTGTGGTGCCGATGAGTGCCTGATTGTTGAATCCGTCCTGTGTGGAGACCTGTTGTACGCGCTGAATGCGCAGCCATGTGTTGCCGACATCGACGGTGTAGCCCGCCGCGCGTGCTTTCCCGGCAAGCTGCTCGGCAATGTAATGGGTGTCGATCAGGCGGGTGTGGCTCTTGTCGCTGCCGTCGGGTGTCTCATGGGAGGCGATGAGCTTGCTGCCGTCCCAGATGCAGTAGGTGCGTCCGTACTGTCCCTGCCGAACGTGGACAAGTGCACCCTGTCCGCTGAAAGAGTGAGGGCTCAGCCGTGCTGTCATCCGCACGGTGATGCGGCGGTTGAGGATGAAGGTGTGGTCGGCGATGGTGATGACGCGCAGGTCGCGCCGTGGGTTGTCAGTCTTTAGATAATCTGCATCGTCGTTGATGCGGAGTGTCTTGCGGCTCCCATCCAGTCCAAAGATGGAGAGAGTGTCCGCATAGAAGTACATGATGTAGCGTTCGTGCTCGTCTCGGTTGACAAAATGAATGAGGGGGGCGTGCTTCGCCTCAATCTTGTCGGAGAGGTTCGCGAGGAATACGGTGGGGGGTCGCTTCTGCAAGCCTCCGGCCTCGGTGGAAAGTCCGTTGACCTGCTCTGCGAGCTGCTCGGGAAGCCGCAGGATGGGCGGCTGCTGGCTGATGCCTGAGACGAGGTTCTTGATCTGCTGTGAATAGAGCATTAGCTTCTCTCCAATGCGGGGGTGACACCCGTCATGCGCAGTATGTTGTAGTCCCCCATGTTCATGTCATAGGATACGATGTCTTGATATGCCTCCTGCAGGGAGAGCGCAAGGTCCTGTGCAATGGCACTGTCGCCCATGTAGCGTGCTTGGAAGTCGAGCGCTGCCTTGGCGGCAATGTAGTTCTTGAAGGGGTCGGGAAGGTCGTCAAAGTCCACTGCCATGATGGCGGTGAGCCGGATGTCCCGTGTAAAGGCGGCGGTCTGGTTGGTAATGTCGTAGAACGCGTCGCCGCGCTTTGCGTAGCTGCCTCCGTCCACTGCCTTGAAGGTGAGGATGGTCGGTATCCATGCGATGCGTCCGCTGAATGCGTCGGGGCTGAGGGTGAGAGCATAGGTGTTGAAGTCCCATCCCTTGCGCTGGATGTCACGCGAGGTGCGTTCCAACATCCGCATGGCGTTCGCTGTGTCTACGTCGATCTCGGTGTCAATGGTGTTTACGGGGTCTGCCCCGATGGAGGACAGGATGATGTTGATGGCGTCGAGTAGTGTGGTTGCTGTAAGCATTGTTGTTCCTCCTTCTGTCAAGTGGATGCTGCGTTATGATTGCAAAAAGACAAAAAGGAAGGGGGATGCTCCCCTCCCCTCCTGTCCGATGAAGGATTGTGTCTTACTTCTTCTTGACGATGCCAAGGAAGGCGCTCTCGGGGCGCAGTCCACCCATGCCGACGGCCATCTTGGCGATGATCTGGTCTGCCTGATACTCGGCGCGGCGTGCCTGTTCCATCGAGAGGTCACGGAGCTTCAGGACACCTGCAGCGGTCTTGTGGCAGATGACGATGGGGTTCTTGTCTGCGTACGCTGCGGGGAATACGTGGCCCGCGCCCTGAATGACGTTCGCGTTGTCGTCGCCGCCGCGTGTGATGTGCGGGCACTCGATGACATCAAAGCCCGCGAGGCGGATGATGTTGCCCTCGGTGATCGTGCCACCCGCACCGTAGTCACGGTTGAGGAATTCGAGTGCGGAAGCGAGGGCGCTGTGGAATTCAGGCGTGATGTAGGCGTAGCGGTCTCCTGCGGGGACGTAGTTCTTCGCCATCTTTGCCTTGGCTTCGAGGAGCACCTGATAGATGGCGTTGCCCGTGTCACGGTCGATGCCCGGGGAACCTGCGATGGTCTTTTCGATGACGCCGCCAAGGCCGTTGCCCGCGACGTTCTCCTGTGTGTTGAGGGCCTCCTTGGCGCACTCGGCGAGGACGGATGCGTCGTAGCTGAGGGCAAGAGCGTTGCCGAGCTCGGCCGCATACGGGCTGCGGAAGTCGTAGTGTGCGATGAATTCGTCGAGGTCGAAGATGAGGGTGTCTGTGGTGAGAAGTCCGTCGAGGTGGATAACACGCTCGGACTGCTGGATGTTCTCGCGCTTGTCGTCAAGGCTCTCCCCTGCCTTCAGGTAGTGTGCCTTGGTGCGGCCGAACACGGGGAACTGGGCGCTCTTGCCGCTCGCGATGGAGCGTTCAAGGACATGCCCGTGCGTGACGGAGGACTTCTGGAAGGCGGTGAGGACTTCGCCCGCAAAGACCTTCAGGCCAAGGGCGAGCTTGTCGGCGTCGGTGGCGGCTACGCCACGGTTTGCCATAGGGTTTGCGATGGTTACATTTGCCATAGTGATTTCTCCTTAAATTGACAAAAAAAATAGCCTCCCTGCGGGAAGCAAGCGGATGAAGTTAGAACAGGCTGCTGTGCTGCAGCTTGCGGTAGACCTCCTGCGTGAAGGAGGGGTCGGTCTGGTAGCGCGGGTCTGACATGTCTTTTGTCATCTCTTCGGTGGTCTGATAGCCCTGCGGGTTTCCTGCGCCATGCGCTCCTGCAAGGACAGACGGGTTCGCTGTGCCGTAGGCGGCGGTCATCCGAGCCTGAATCCCAGCGATGGCAAGCTGAATCTGGGCGATATTGCCTGTCATAAGGGCGGCGTTGAAACCGTCGATGACGCTCTGGGGCTGTGTCTGCATGAACTGAGTGAGGCGTGCGTACGCTTCCTCTCCTCCTGCCATGTCCCGTACCTGTTGTGCGTATCGATCGGCGAGTGCGTCGAGCCCTGCAATGTAGGCATCGACGACGGACTTCGGGTAGCCCGCCTTTTCGAGGGCGGCAAGGCTCTCGGCGCTGAGCGCTCCGCTCCGGTCAAACTCGGCAGCAAGGGCGTCAAAGTCAATCCCTGCCTTGCTGAGTTCGGTCTTGATCTCGCTCTCGCGGGTCTGCTGCTGCTGAAAGTCCTGCTGCAGCTGCTGTGCGCTGTCCTCCTGCGGCTGCTCCTGCGGTGTCGTCTCAGGGGGCTGTGCCTCCGGTGTAAGGGCTGCATCAGGTTTCGTGGTGTCGACGATGACGCCGCTGTCCGTCTGCTTGACGGTGGCGTTCATCTCGGGTGCGGGCGGCTGTGCGCCCTGTGGGTTCGGGTTGGTCTGCTGCGGCTGTGTATCTGCCATAGTGTCTCCTTTCTTATGGTTGTCCCTGCATGACCTGCTGTGCCATCTGCATCTGCGCCATCTTCATCTGTTCTTCCTCGATCTCCTGTTGTGTCTTGACAACGGCGGAGGCATCAATGCCGAGTGCGGTCGCAATCTGCGAGAGTATCTCGTTCTGCTTGACGGCGGTCTGAAATGCCTCCGGAAAGACCTGTGCGTAGCGGATGAAGGTGTCGAGCTTCATGAGGTCATGCCCTCTGCCAAGTGCCTCAATACCTGTGGTGATGGTGGGCTCTACGCCGTGTGCGCCCTGCGGCAGCGGCGGGATGGCGCCCATGCCTGTCATCTGGTTCATGAAGCGGCGAACGAGGGGCAGCTGCAGTTCCTGTGCGAGGATACTGTAGATGTTGCCGACGGTATCTTCCAGTTCCCGTGCGACGTAGCGTATTTCCTCTGCGGTGACGCGTTCGGCGTTGCGCTGCACGGCACTGTTGAGAAGAAAGGCGTACGAGAGGCGTGCCTCGATGCTCTGGATGGCGGCGGTGGTGATCTGCAAATCATTGGATTTGTTGAATGTCCTCTAAGCGTCCGCGTACAAAGTCGCCCGGCTTTGCCTTCTGAAGTTCGCTCGTACGTGTCATGGCGTTCGGAGCTACGATGAAGATGATGTTGCTCGCGATGGCGGCGACTTCGGCGACGGCTTTGCTGAGGGCTTCAAGGGATTTGAGGTCGCCGATGTACTCATCCACGAAGCTGCGCCCATATCCTTCCCCGTCCATCTTGCGGAGCCTGAGCGGTATCCAAGGGCTGGCGTCCTTCGGGTAGGTCTGCTGACTGCCCGCGATGATGCTGCCCTCGATCTCCTGATAGGACTGGTAGACGCTGCCGTCGAGGTAGGTATGTGTGTAGACGTCGTATGCCTTGTGCGGCTCGATGCTGTCCCCCTCGATGCAGCGCTGTGCCTCGGGCGGGAGTGCTCCGTAGGCGATGCTCTCTTTGGTGACGATCTCGATGGTATTGCCGATGCCGTCGCGTGAGATGACATACTGGTTCAGCCGATAGAGCTTCATGCCCCCTTCTTTCGGCGGCAGAAATAAGAGGACGTTGCCCGCAAGGACGAGCTGTGTCATCGCCTCGTTCATGGTGACGCGCATCTGGTGGGTCTCCATGTAGTTGGTGATTTGCCGCTCGATCTGTGATAGGATTGCCTCCCACTCCTGCTGTGTGCTCGTGTCGTCCCCCATCGCCGCCCGCACCTCATCGCCGAGGGACAGACGAAAGAATGGTGCGTTTGGCGGGAAGAGGGCAAGCATGAGTTTGCTCGTCAGGTTATTCACGCCCCGTGCCCCGATGGACTGGTAAGGGGTCTCGTACTGTGTGCTGCTTGTGGCACTGTCCTTTGGGAATGCCATCGGAATGGTGAGCTCTGCGCATTTCTCGGCACGGTCGGTGTAAGGTTTGCGGGCAGTCTCCAATTTGGCGTAGAGCTGTTTCGCGGTTGTCCTCTGCCCGCTGTCCTGTGTACTCAAAGGTTCAGTCCTGTGGTGCCGCCGCCCATGTTGCTGCTCGGCTGTACCATGAGACTGCTCTTGCCGCGCTTCTTCTTCTTGACGCTGTTTTGTTCGTCAATGCTCTTCTGTGCTGAATCCGCTGCAGGGGCTGCAGGTGCGGCAGGGGGCGGGGCGGCCTGTACAACGGTGGTATGCCCCCCGCCTCCTCCGCCGCCGCCAAAGATGCTGCTGAATACTCTTGCTACTCCACCCATTTAGTTTCCTCCTCTGTAGATGGATTCGGTCGGGACGAGAAGGCTCTCGATGCCCCGCCGCTTCTTCGTTTTGTCGGTGCCTCCCATCAGGGGTGCCTCGGGTGCGCTGCTCTCGGTGGAGGCGACGAGGTCACGCCCTGAGATGGTGGGCTGCTGTACGCTTGCCTGTGGGATGGACGGGCTGAAGATGGATTTGATGAATTTACCCACGAAGCCCATCGCGTTCCTCCTGCATGTTGCAGATTCCCTCCAAACTCTCAATAACAAGGTTGACACCACGCATCGCCCCATAAAGTGTTGCGGTGTCATTTTCCTGTGTCAGTCGGGAAAAGTTCAATAAGCAATTCGGCAAGCTGAATCGCTCCCTGAGATAGGCACAAAGTTCCTTGGAGACATACGGGATGTCTCTGTCCATGTTGTCTTTCATTTGGCTGCCTCCTTTACATAGGTGCTGCATGCCTGTCGGTAGCCGTGCTTTTTGTAGCCGTTGCCGATCAGGTTGCTGTTGGTTTGAAATATGTTGCCGCTGACGATGAGGGCTGCACCGTGCTCGGCGGCAAGACGTTCCAGTTCTGCTGCGGCGGCGCGCTGTAAGCCGCATGCCCCCTCTGCGGCGAGGACAAACAGTTCTGCGCAGATAAGAAGTGGGGTCCACCATGTATGCCCAATGTCAAAGGCAAGGATGCCTTGGAATGCGCCGTCTTTGTAAAATTTGACGATCTGTCCGCGTTCGCTCATGTTGGAGAGGACGATGAGTACGTGCTCGATGTCGCCATAGTTGTCCATGAGCCATGAGACGTTCTTGGCTCTCCATCCAATGAGGGTCTGCTGCAGGATGCGGCGTTCTTTTAATGTGAGGCGCGTGCGGCTGGTGTCCAAAGGCGTACCTCCTTCTTTTTGAAATCGTAGTCGCTTGCCCGAAGGATGCGTGCGACGCGTGCCTGTGTGAGTGCATCTGCCTCCGTGAGCCCCTGCTTCTCGAAAGCGCGGACGACGGCTGTCCATGAGCAGTCCTCCTCCAAGATGCGGGCGGCAGTGACTGCGCCGATCTTGGGGCAGCCGCTGTAGCCGTCGGTTGTGTCACCTGTGAGGGTCTGCATGAGGAAGTATCTGTCTGCCTCCGCTTCGCTGAGCTCTGTGTATGTGTCGCGCAGGAAGTCGTAGTGTGCTCCCGGCAGTGTGTTCATGTCTTTGTCGCCTGAGATGATGAGACATTTGCCCCGATTCTTCGCCACGGTGGCAAGGATGCCGATGCAGTCGTCGGCTTCGAGAGAGGGACGCAGGTATACGTTCCCCTCCTGCTTCATCCAGTTACAGAGCTTCCAGTAGCAGAGCGGCTTCTGTCCCTTGCGGTGTGCCTTATACGTAGGAAGTATGCGGCGCCGGAAGTTGTCGGCGGGGTCAGACAAGCAAAGGAGGATGTCATAGTCCCCGTTGTAACAATACAAACTGAGTGCTCTGTCGATGGCAGTGTGGAGGCGGTCGGTGAAATGCGCCTTTACCTCCTCGAAGTCGGCAAAGTAGCTGCTGATGCCACTCTCCCACTCTGCCTCATGGGTGGCACTGCTGCATGCGATGAAGGCGAACATGTCCGCGTCGATGAGGAGTTTCAGCCGCATAGGAGCACCACAAGGAAGCCGCAGAAGATGTAGCTGAGGACAAAGAGTGTGGTATCATCTGGTCGGATGGGCATTGGTTTCCTCCTCTCCTTCACCTTTGCTGAACTCGATGCTGTAGCCCTTAATCATGGCTACACGAGAACCGCAAGAATTGCACAATACATCAAATTCCCCGTTATGTGGGTTTTGCTTCATTATGAAAGAGTAAACACCACAGGGACACTGAAGTGTAAGATGCGGAATTTGTGCATTCATACGGCGACGTGCAACTTCGCGCGCTTCCTCAATGACTTCCTCAGGGACAATAAAAGGTCGATCATTCATTCTGCATTTTCCTTTCTGACGTAAAGTCCGCAGCGACATGCTTTCATTTCGCGCATGTAACGGCACGGGCATATGGTTGCCTCGGTATGATTCGGAAGGCACGGACAATAAGGAGCGCCGTACTTCACTTCGTTCATACCGAGCTTTTCGAGGGTTGAAATGACGTGGTATGTCTTGGGATTGACCTGCATACCATACTGGGCAGCGTTCTTCTCAGGTTCGTAGGTGCTGTTGTAGTTTGGTGTGTCCATTCTAAAATGCGCAGCTCCTTTCTTTGCAAGTGGCGCAGGGTTTCTGGATGCGCACAAAGACCTCGGGACACAGGAGTGAGAGCTGATTATGGAGATGCTCTGCGAGTTCCCGATGCTCCCGTGTGGCTCTCATGCACAGGCGTTTGGGCAGGTATTCGTACCACGCCCGAAAGTTGCCTGTGACGACAAGATGATAGAGGATACCCTTGGGAAGCATGTAGGCAAGTTCTTCCATGCGATAACCCTCCTCGGCGAGTGTATGGTAGAGACGCAGTGTCTCTCTGTTCTGGCGGTCGGCGAGGGGGATGGCCGTCTCTGCGAGATCAGACAAAAGTGTCCCCCTGCTGCTCTGGACGGTAAACGACAAATGTCTGTGTCGTGTGAGCTGCAGGAGGACGGTGAGGCTGCATGTGATCTCGAAGCTGGCGTAGGCGTGCTCTAGGACGCTGAGATGCCCGGCGTCAAGGATGTGCTTGATGGTGGCGTCGGTGGCTTCCTTTTGGTAGCATTGCCCTGCTGCGGTCTTGATGAGCGTCAATGGGTCAGGGGTGTGGGAGATGAGGTGGACGTTAGGCATGGCACATCACGACCTTTCTGTCGTTGGTATAGGCAACAAGGCGACCGGATGCGTCGTGGAGGGACTGAGGTAAGTGTAGAAATTCCTTCATACTCCTGAGCGCCGAGTACAAAGAGGAATAAATCTCCACATCCCCTCGATATACCCACCCGAGAGACTGACAGAAAAGTACATATGTCCCTTTATGCCCACGTTTTCGATAGTCGAACACTTTTGTCATCATACTCTGCGTACCTCCCTCCCCTGTCCCTTTTCTTTAAGGTCAAGGCGATAGCCGCAGGTACACTTGACGGCGCGGACGGCGGTACCATAGAGGCGCAGAAGCGTCTTGCCGCACTGTGGACATTTGAGGTCTTTTTTAATCATGGTGCTTTCTTCCTTTCTCCGACTTACAAGCTATCAAATTCCTCTTGCAGCACTTTTAGTCTTTCTTTGCAACTTTCTCGGAAGAGAGTACATAAAGCTTCTGAGAGTACAAGGCTCTCTTGTCCTCCCTTTATAGTCACTTTATCTTCTATAATGATTTTCCCAAAAGACCTAATGTGTGCCATCTCTTCTAAAAGAGTATGTGCTTTCCAATATACGTCCCTTGTCATGCGTCCCTCCTAGTGGCAGTCTGCCCAATTCTGTCCAATCTTACCTTCGGTATCGAGCTGCATCCGAAAGCCGAAATACTCCTGTGTCTCACGCATGGCGGCTTGTGCCGTGTCTAAGACAAGCTGTGCAATTTCGGGGGTGCGGCAAGCGCACTGAAATTCATCGTGAATCCATGCCATGAAAGCGAAGTCCCCATCCCAACCATGCTTTAACCCCTGCTCAACAAGTCGCTGCTCGGTTAAGACAATCCACTGTTTGCAGATGACTGCACCCGCTGACTGAAGAAGCAGGTTGAGCGCGGAGTGTGGGCTGCGGACGTGGAGTAGTCTGCCGTCAAGTCCTCTGAGGTAGTGACGCTTCCAACGGATGATACGCCCACGGTCAGTCTCGACAAGGGCATTCTGCACGGCGTCGCGGAGGCTTTTGATGGCAGGGGTTGCCTTGAGGAATTTGCGCTTGATGGCTTTGCCGTCGGTGGCATCTCCTTTGATGATGCGTCCGATCTTGGTGTCTCCTGCACCATACAAAAATGCGTAGATGAAGGTCTTTGCTTGATTGCGTTCGGGCAGTCCCGCCGCCTGTTGGTTCGTGGTGTGGATGTCGCCGTTGAGGATGGTATGGGCGTACTGCCCGCCGTCGCAAGGTGACATATAATGGGCAAGACACCTAAGCTCCAAGCCACACGCATCGACACCGACTTGTGTCCATCCATCCGCATGAAAGAGAGCGCGGCATTCTCTGCCATAAAATGCACCAACTTTTGGGACTTGCGCGATGTTCGGTTTGCTGTGTGTAGCCCTCCCAGTGATAGCCCCATTTGTAATGACGCTCCCGTGGATGCGACCATCACTACGAACGTTTTTAAGCCATGCGTTCTCTCCATCGGCAAGCTGCCCCAGAAGTTTTTTTGTTGTTAAAGCCTCCTCCATGATGGCGGCGAGGCTTCGCACGCCCTCGGGGGCTGTATCATCGTCCTTGATGAAGCGGAAGGTCTCGTCGTCGATCTTCAATCGGTACTGCATGAAATCGCCTGTGTCCTCGGGGGTGTCGTA